GATATCACCGCCAAGTTTGATCATATCAGTATGACCATCAGGGACATCAAGTTTTATCTCTGACATGTTGATTTTCAATGGGACTTTAGTCTCTTTGTCATCTTGACATGTTACAAGTAATTCGACAGACTCACCTATTGACTTACCTCTAATATTCAGAAATAGGTACTCTAATTCAAAACTAGGTAGTTTCTCAACATCTATACCACGAGTGATGATACATGATTTGAGTACACTCTTGAGTGTAGCACTGATGTCAGCATCAGAACCATTCTCAAGTGCTATCAGTAAAACTTTCTCTTCCTTGACTAGAAAGGGTCTATATTTTACTTTCTTACCTGTTGAAATAAGTTGCAATTCAAATGTAGGTGCAACGACCTTTGGTAAAGGCATAATATTATTGATTCAGTATATTTATTTAGTGAGCATATTTTACCATCCCCTGTCAGGATCTCCAACAATAAAGTTATCACCACTACCAAATCGTTCATCATCAGGATCAAGTCCTCGTGAATCAGTTCCAGCATTAGTTCCTCCTCTACCAAATTGAAAGTCGTTACTACTGACTGCTACTTGTGGTACTATACGTTCACTTTCGTTCGATTCAGAGAATGTATTATCAACTCTTGATGTTCTATCAATAAAGTATTGATCATACTTGAATGTTATTGACGTTTTGATTAATTCTGCCCTACCATATGCTAGTGGTGCAGCAACAATACTACTAGGGAATGCGTTTTGTAGTTTATATGTGATACTACTTGGTAATTCATTATTAAATCTACTTGTTTTGTTTAGTTTAGAAAAATCATCCTTAATATCTTTACTAAACGCTGTGATTTCCATATCACACTTGTAAGTGCTAGGATATTTCATTCTTCTAAATGAATTATCTTGTCTATCACTTGCAGGTGACATGAACTCCATCCATGCATTGAATACATCATTAGTATAGTAGTCTGTCTGTAAGTAATAAGTTAGTATTATATCTGGGAATCTTCTGAACGTGGCATATTTTTGTGATATACCTTGTCTAAGTCCATCAACTTGTGCTGTCTGTATGTCTGAACCTGGTAAAACTGCCTCTGTACAAAATAGTGCAAGATATGAACCTGCATGAAAAGGTGAATTTGCTCCACCATTTTGATCATAAAATCCATGTTGATTTATAAACGTCTTCAATCCTGGTGAATCATTGAAATTTATCATAACATCATAATTATTATTAAATGCTGGAGTTATATTACCAAACTTTGTTGACGTGTCAGTCAATTCTACTGTTGGTAAATAAAATCTCCCAGATCTAAATGCCTCTGCCCTCTGTGCCATCTAAATATAGTATGTTACATACTATGTATGTCATATAAAGGTAAATTCAGACCAAAAAACCATAAAAAATATATGGGTGACTTCCGAGAGGTCATCTATAGATCATCATGGGAACTAAAATTCATGCAATACTGTGATACTAATAAGAGTATAGTGAAGTGGTCATCAGAAGAGATAGTAATACCATATAGATCACCTGTTGATAACAGGGTGCACAGATACTTTCCCGATTTCTATGTGAAATATAGAGATGTAAAGGGTAATTACCAAGAAAAAGTGATAGAGATCAAACCTGCAAAACAAGTGAAAGAACCTAAGGTACAAAAAAGAAGAACAAAGAGGTATGTGTCTGAGGTTTTCACATATGCTACCAATAAAGCAAAGTGGGAAGCAGCAGAAGATTTCTGTAAGGATCGTAGATGGAAGTTTCAAATACTAACGGAGAAAGAACTTGGAATATAAAAATGTATTTCCCACATCTAATATGGTAGGACAACCTATCATAGGAGAGGTCTTATTATATCAATACTCTGCAAAATATGCCGAACAACTCCCATTCTATGATAAAAATCCCATGACTTACATTGTTGCCATGGAAAATAATTCATTTTATGGTGTAAATCTACATTATACCAAACCTTCAAATAGATCAGGTGTTCTAGACTATATTCTTGCAGATCAAGATTATACTAAGTTGCCAGGATTCAATAAATACCTAAGACCTAACGTAAAAGGCATGTTCCTACAATTGAAAGGTGAAGATTTGGATAAAGCATTAGGAATGCGTCTTGAGCAGTTTGTTAATGATTTAGGAAGCGTTGAGATATCAATGACTAATCAAAAAATCAGGAGATTGATAAGATGAGCGATAAACCTCAATCAGCATTTAAGAATAATACGACTCAATCATTTATTTTCTATGATGTGGTAGTTGATGGTGTTACATATAATATAACTGAAAATATAGATACCAGTCTAAATGGCAAGACTGGTCTACCTCTTAGTATTAATGCAAGAGGACCTGCGATACTTGGTTCACAGGGTCAGTTGAAATATAATGATTTTGATGCATTGGCAAATGATGATATAGTATCCGCAATATTGGAGTCGAGTGATAGAGAACAAGAGTATCATACTAGAATGAATGAACTTAGAGTAAAAGCACTTGAAAATGGCACATCAGACCAATTTGAAAAAAATCTAGTTGATAATGGTGTGTATGATGCAATTGCAGGTAGCGGTTCAATCAATGACGTATCACTAACAACTAAAGATAGTAGAAATGAATTAGAATCTAAAATAGCAGAACAAATTGAAAAAGACACTGAAAGAGCTGAAAGTGCTGAAGCAAGACGGTTTAGAGAAAGCATTCAGGTGAAGAATGAAGCACTTGCTTATCCTCCACACTTAAAAGGTAACAAGGGTGAAGATTATATTTACATTGAGCAATTTGAATATTCACCCCCACAACCAGAAGGCACAAACTCACTAGGTACAATACTAGATTCTGGGGTACAAAGAACATCTAATATAGAAAGACCTCGTGGATCTTGTAGATTACCGATTCCAAACAAACTTGGAGTCAGTAACGGAGTCAGTTGGGGTGAAGCAAGAGCAAATGCTGTTGAATTAGCAGCATTTCAATCAGCAACAGGGGCAATAGGAAAAACACTAGGTGGTGAAGCTAACATAGGTGAATTGATTAAAGGTGGTGTAACTGATGCTGGAAATATTTTCAACAAGATAAAAGAAGATTTCAAAGAAACAGGAGGAAGTGAGGCAAACTCTGCTTCTGTCATAAGTGCGGTGCTTGCAAGATCAGCATTATCACAGATAGGTATAAATGTAGATGTTGACCAATTTATTACTAGACAGACTGGTGCTGCGATCAATCCAAACTTAGAATTATTATTTGGAGGACCTCAATTGAGAACGTTCTCTTTCAATTTCAATTTTGCTCCAGAGAGTCCAGAAGAAGCAGTTGCGGTAAGAAAAATACAAAGATGGTTCAAACAAGGCATGTTACCATCGAGGTCAGCATCTGCAGTTGGTTCAAATTTGTTCCTTGGTTCACCTAACGTGTTTAAGATACAATATAAAAACAAAAATAGAAGAATCAAAGGTTTGAATATTATCAAGATATGTGCCATGACCGCATGTCAAATTGATTTTACGCCAGATGGCACCTATCAATCATATAGCGATAGTGGAGCAGTATCAATGCCTGTAAGAAGCACAATGGGTTTAACATTCAATGAGTTGACACCAATATTCAGGGATGATTATGCTGGTTTTGATGGAGTTCCATATAAAGACAATAGAGATGATAGTATAAAAGATCTTGGAACTATGCTAACAGGGGCAAATTCAATTGACGACAATGATGTAGGATTCTAATGAACTATTTCGATCTCTTTCCAGATGTGCAATTACAGTCTTTCTCAAACAAGAGAAATTCGAGTAACGACTTTATTACAGTAAAAAACCTCTTCAAGAGAGGTAAGGTACGTGATGAATTTTTTCAAAATGTCACCGCATTTTATCAATATTCAGTGTCGGGTGATGATAGACCAGATAATGTTGCTGATAAAGTATATGAAAATGATCAATTAGATTGGATAGTATTGATTGCTAACAATATCATCAATATTAGAGATGAGTGGCCAATGGGTCAATATGATTTCCAGCGATACTTGGATAATAAGTATGATTCTGTTCAATTAGGTCAAGTGCACCATTATGAAACAAATGAAATTAGAAACCCCGATGATAAATTACTTTTACAATCAGGATTGACCGTAGACTCTGATTTTACATATTCTTACTCATATAATGGAACTCAATATAATGTCAATAACCTTACATCAGTCTCTAATTTTCAACATGAGGTAAACAAGAATGACGCTAAAAGGTCAATTTATCTTGTGAGACCAGAATACGTAGGAATTATAATACGTGACATGAGAGAAATAATGAGTTATACTGATAGTTCGCAATATATCAATAGAAAATTGAAAAGAGGAGATAATCTTAGAGTCTTAGAACCTCGCTAAAAACCTTAAGGGTAATTTTTACCCTGAGTTTTTTTTGCCCGATATTTGAAAACAAAAGTCGTTTTTGCCTACAGGTAATGCAGTCCGATATGATAACCAATAGATACTCTATCTTCAT